AATAAGTACCGTTTGGACCTTCTCGGAAAGTCTCGACGTGCAATGATTGAAACTGGTGAAAAAGTATTAAGCCCTCAAGCCCGTAAACTTGCTGATTCAATGTCATTAGGTAAAGAGCCGTCATTAACACAGTATAGCTTATTAAGCCCAACTGACAAGCAATACTTATTTCAGTACACTCGTGCAATTAATCCGGCTGTTGATGAATCTGTATTCAGTCATTTAACTGGAAGAACAAAACAAACTTTGGTTGGTGCCGGTGAAAGCATAGTTGAGACTGGTCAAAGGTTATCAACAACGCCAGATTCTCCGCAAAGAGTTTACGAAAAATTCATGACTAATATGGACAATGAAGAGCTTAATCAATTTGCTGATTCTGGTAAATGGTCAAGCCCCGAAGCTGAACAACAGGCGAATGATTTAATTAATTCAATTACAGATAAGATTATCGTGGGCTCTACTCCTGGAACTGCTCGTTTATTTGGCCCAGATGCTTCAAGAATTCGTGAAGAGTCTCGCGTTCAGATTAGAGAAAGAATTAAAAGTAAGCTACAGAATAAACTTTATGAAGGCCGTGAACTAGCAAATCAGCACAGATTAGATAAAGCCGTCAAGGGCGCGACTCAAAAGATGTATAAGTCTGGTTTCGTCGAAGATGTATTTGTTGAAGGTGCTGCGGTTCTTGTTGATATGGGTGTTGCTATTGGTGTAGGTATTCCAACTGCGGGCGCGGGTACTGTCGCTTATTCTGCTTCACGTGTCTACGGTGACTTTGTAAATGATCTAGTCTATGAACATGATGTTGATCCAGATGAAGCTGTTGCAATTGGTGCACTTGGCACAATGGCTTATACCGCTATTGAAATGGCTCAGTTGAAGGGTTTAACGGCGCCACTAAATAAAGTTCAATCTAAATTTGTTTCGAGCTTCACTGAAGGATTGCCAACTTTTGCGAAAAAATTTGCAGCGAATAAAGGTAAGGCCGCTTCATTCTTTAAAGAGTCTGCCAAAACTTTTGTATTTGAGACTTCTGAAGAGTCTGCCCAAGCGATGACAGAACAATTCATGAAAGCTTATGCTAAGGAATATGCCGACGCCGAGAATGTTGAGTATTCTGAATTGGTTGGCGATTGGTGGGATGAGACAACTGCGGCAATGACCGGCATGATAATGATGTCCTTCGGTCGTGGTGCTCTGGCTGCTCGTAGTGCTCCAGGAAAAGGATCTTACGACAATCTCACCATGAAAGATAACATTAATGCTAATCCCGGCGGCCTTGATTTAAATTTAGTCGCAAGTGATTTCAGCGATATGTCACCAGAAATTCAAGAGGAATTGGCCGAGGCTGAGACTCAAGAAGATATTGAAGCAATTCTGGCAGAAAATAACATCTCTATGACTCCTCAAGATTATGAGCGTTTCCAGAATGTTGGAGCCGAAGTTGAATTGGAATCTGAAATACAGCGCGATGAATTAACGCAGAATATTCAAAAGAAAATGGATGATACCGATGTCGATTATATTGATGTCAATCGTGAAGTTTCAAAGGCTACAAAAAAGGCAAGTGCTCAAGAGTTTATTGCGCCAATGTCAGAGCATGTTGATTTGCTTGAGCCTACACCAGGTAATTATGTAATTAAATCCAAGGTGAATGATAATTCATTTCAATTGGAATTTGGGCCGGTCGATCCAGATGTCGCAGGAAGTTACACAGCGGGAAAAATTACACTCCCTGAGAATGCCAAAGACTTTACTTTCAGCCATGAGATGTTTCATGCGATGTTTGATCTTGGAATAATTAATAAAGATGAACAACGCGAATTAGTTCAATCGGCAATTCGTAGAGTAGACACTGATTCTATTAATGCTCGCTATAAGAAGAAATTTGCTGACTTAAAGAAAGAAAAATTGCGAGACTTTGAAAGAAAAGGCGATATTCAAGGACAAGTCTTTATTGATGACATTGCACCGCAATTCAATCGCGCTTTACGTGATGAGGAATTCATGGCGCACCTTATTGAAAAGGCTGTTGCTATTCCTAATTTCACTAAAGATTTTTCTGTAAAAGAGCGCACGACTTGGCAGAAGATAATTGATTTTGTTAAGTCGCTTTATTCAAAAAAGAATAGAGAAGGGATAAAGAGAAGAAATCTCAATGCATCGATTTTAAATCAAATGCAAGCGAAGGAAGGCAAATCAAACGCGATCATTCAAAGTATTCTAAGTGGTGAAGTAATGGCCCGAAAAGGTCCTAAGAGTGAAATTAGCATGGATGAGGTTTATGCCTCTGAATATGATTCTGACATTGCTGCGGAATATGACCGAATGCGCTCTATGATTGAGCCAGATGCGGCTGTTGAAGCTAGATTGAGAGAAGATAAAGAGCGCGAAGAGGCCACACTTGAACAGGCTTTGAGTGTTCCAAAAATTCAGAATGAGGCTAAAATAATCCTATCGGGCCATAAATTCCGCTTCGATGAAAAATTCAAAGATGAAGTTGAGAAGCTTTCACCGGCAGAAAAACGCCGAATAAATGAATACAAAACTTCTGATGAGTCTGCGCAAACTTCCGATTTAATTTTTGATGATCTAGTTGCTGCAAATGTGTTTAGCGATACCGACACGATCACAGAAATGATTGAGCAGTTGACAAGACCGGCAGAGACTAAATTCTCTCTCGCACCAGATACAGATTCAGAAGCTTTTAAGAACTGGTTGGCGATTCTAAGGTTGTCAATGAAGATGGTTCGCCTAAAGTTGTTTATCATGGGACTAATAAGCCATTTACTGAATTTGCTAAAAACTTTTTAGGGAAATCAACAAAAGCGAAAAGCGCAAAACAAGGATTCTTTTTTGTAGATGATTATGATACAGCAGGTAGTTACGGAGAATTCGCAGAATCGCAGAAAATTCAGAAACTTATTGATAAGGCTGCGGAGTTAGAAAAAAAAGGTCAATGGTTTTTAGCTGAAAAATTAACTCAAAGATATGAAGAATTGAGCGTAGATTTAGATATAACTGTAGAATCGCGCGTGATGTCAACTTATGTTTCTATTGAAAATCCTGCCACAATGGATGCGGCAGGAATGCAGTTTATGGAAATCCAAGATGATATAAATGATCTAATTCAAGATGCCATTGATAGCGGTCGCGATGGTGTGATTATAGAAAATCTAATTGATAATGCAGATGGTAGCAGTGAAGAGGCGACGCATTACCTAGTCTTTGAACCAACTCAAATCAAATCAGCTACAGAAAACACCGGCGCCTTTGATCCAACTAATCCAGATATTCGCTATTCAATACCAGATGCAAATCAAAAAGATCTAGCTGCAATAGCCTTAGCCGGTCACCAATTTGAGAAGGGCAAGAAACTTAGCGATGAGCAAGTAAATAAAGCTCTGGACGGTTACGGGGTAACTGATGAGACTGAACGCATGGAGACTTTAAGGCGTGCTGACAATATCCTTAATGAATTGAATGAATCCAAAGCGGCATTGACTGATCATAAGGAAATCACACAAGCTTTAATTGATGCCAATTTAAATATTGAATATCAAGAAGGTTTGAAGCGGATTGAAAGGGAAAGCTTTAAGGGTGGCAAGACTTATGAAAAGGCTGTTTCTAAACTCAAGGAGCGCGAGAAGCTTGCAAGATTGGCCGATACTCAAGATTTAGACGGTGATATATTGGCTTACTTGATTAATGAATACCAGAAGTCGATTATTACCGATGAGGACGTGTCGCGCCTATTACCGAGCATTGAGGAAGCAATCAGAGCTAATATGATTAAGTCTGGCTTGATTACCGAGCGCAATAAAAAAGGCTTCAAGTCTATGCCTGAGTACAAATCTACTCTTGCGAAAACTTTGAATCATATCTCTAATAATTTGATTAGGCAGATTACACCAGGTCGCAGAAAGACTTCACTTTATGATTCTTCTCGAAGATTAAAAAGCTTAACCACTGTCAAGGCTATTGAGAATAATTTCAATAAGTTGATCGGTAAAATAGCTGATTCAAAAGTAATCGACGACAAAGATACTTTACTCAAGCGATGGAATAAAATCTTCAAATCTGCGGCAGTTAAGGAGCGCGAGAAGTCCACGCAAGAATTAATTCACAGTAAGATCAAGAAAGATGAGAATGGAGAGATTACAGCCATTTCTGTTCAACCTATGGTAAGGCGTGAATTGAATCTAATTAAGCAAGTGGCTAAGATCTCAAAAGCTGAAGCCGATAAGATCCGCGATGATGCATTTAAGTTTTATAATGATCCTTCTGATTTGGAAGGGCAAGACGCAGATGCTTTATTCAAAGATTTAGAGGGGAGATTCCCTGCATTTAAGAAATATAATCATCTTGAGCCAGTTGATCGAGCTGTAATTATGGGTAAGGCTGCTGCCGAGTTTGGCGGTATTAAGGAGAAGACTAATATCGAGCTAAGTGATTCGCTAGATTCATTGATGGGAATGATTAGCGATTCACAAAAAGTAATTGAAAACTTAATTACTGAAAAAAATAAAAAAGCACAGCCAAGACGCGACGCAATTGCAAATCTTAAAGGAAAAAGACGCGGACACTGGGGGCAAAAATTTGATAGATTCTTATCAAGCTCCTTTGGTATGCGTTCATTCTTTCAAGATATTCAAAGACAGGCACCAGACGCAGCAGCGAAAGAAGCTAAAAAGCACTTAGATGAGATGCTCAGTGATTGGAATGATGCTATTCATACTCGTGACGTTGCCATAATGAAGACTCATTCGGGATTCGGTGAGGCAGTAAAAAGAATCTTTGGTGTATCTGATGATTGGGCTGTTCTAAAAGAGATGAATACGAAAGAAGAGATTTATGCTCACCTTTCTAAGTTTGGCGACAAGATAAGTAAATTCCAAGTAATGCAGCTTTATGCATCTGCGGTCCAGCAAGATTATTTAGATAATGCAATCAAGAATGATCGACAAGCCGGTAAATATGAAAAGTATTTAACGCCTCAAGATAAAGAAATGATTCAATGGTTCCGCGATTACTACGCAAAAGAGCGCGGTGCACTATCGGCACAGATGGAAAAAATGACCGGTGTCCCTATTGAAATGATTGACCCTTTTTATGTTCCGGTAAAAATTGAAAGCAATCAAGCCGGTCTAGGTACTGAGATTAATGCAACTGCAATTATTCCACCGGGAATGGTAAAGCGTGTCGATCATAATTTAGACTTTGATGAAAGCGTTGGCATGTTTGAAATCTGGGCGCGAAAGGTTGAAGAGAATGAGCACTTTAAGCATACTGCTGATACTGCGGTTGAAATGCGCTCAGTATTTAGCACAAAGCCGGTTCATGATGCTCTTGAATTCAATTCTGGCAAGTCTTATAAAAATGCATTTATGACGATGGTTAAAGACAATATCAATAATGGCGGTCCTTCTGCTTTTGATATGAAGGCGATTGATACTATTCGCGGTGCTTGGACTGCTTCAAAATTTGCTCTTAATGCTCGTATCGGTATAAAACAGGTTACATCTATACCAGCATTCGGCTTAGAGATTGGCTTAGTTGATACCGCTAAACATGTGAAAAGCTTCTGGACTCCTGAAGGATTTGAGGCAGTGAAGGAGCTTTGGGATTCTGACCTAAGAAAAGAGCGCTGGGGTTCTGGTAATACCGAGGCAATTAATAATGCCATTGGCGGCATGGGTTCTCACACGACTTTAAGTAAGTGGATTAAGCGGTCAATGATTTTTAATAATCTTGGTGACATGGCGCCAACGTTAATGGTCGGTCAAGGAATTTATAGAAGCTATACTCAAACCTATTATGAGCAGGGTGCGAGCATGGAAGAGGCAAAGCAACGAGCCTTATCTAAGACTTTCCAAATCGTAGAATCAACACAGCAGTCAAGCAAATTAAAAGATATGGCTGAATGGCAAAGGCGCGGCGGTTCATTGGGAAAAATGGCGGCTCAGTTTACTAATACAACACGTCAATTTTTGGAAAGAGATTTTACAGATGTTCGAGCGTTCTTGGCTGATCCTAAGAATAAATCAAGACAGAAAAAAGCGGCTAATACTGTATTTATAAATCACGTGTTATTACCTGGGGCTTATAATGGCATGAATATGCTGATCAATTTAATGATGGGCGATGACATTGATGAGGAAGATTGGTGGTTAATGTTCGCGTCAATGGTTTCCGGTCCTTTCTCTGGTTTTATTGTATTCGGTTCAATGCTTACCGGTGCGATTGAAACAGGAATTACTGGCCGTGCTCCTTGGGGTAATAAATCATTAACACCATTTGCCGGAATAAAGGACGATTTAAATAATGTTGTCTTAGCTACTGAAGGCATTTTAACAACGGATTGGGAGCAATTTGACGAGGCATTTACAAAGCTGATGAAATCACTATTTGCGCCATATAGAGAAGTTAGTAAAGTAATTAAAAATAATTAGGGAAAATTATGGCACAGAGAAAAATAGATCACGGGACGCAAGTTTTTAAAAATATACGTGAAGCGGTTGACGGTAATGCTGATGATGCTGAATCGAGGCTAAAAAATAGTGTGATTATAATTAAGGATGCTAGTGATTTTGGCGTAATTGACTCAACAAAGGTTTATTACATAGATGGTATAATCGACATGGGGAGTACATCTATAGAAATCCCCGCCACAGGCATCAGTCTACACGGTTCGACTTTTGACGTATCTCAATTAATAAGCTCTGAAGATAATTATATAATGTTTGTGTCTCCTGGTGGAGGCTCCGGCAATGTATTAATGCATGATTTGAGCCTTACAACGAGCGGGGCATCTTCAAAGGTTTTTGAATTGACTGATGCAACTGGATTAAACGCCATAGAGATTGAGTCAGTAAATTTTAACGATTGTACATCATTAGGATCATTAACAAACTATCGCCAAGGTTTAGAGACAGGCACAGGCAGATTCGGCGGTTCACCTGAGTTGGAGTTTATTGGGTCATGGATTGGCGGTTATAGAATAGATACTGCCATTGCTCGCTCTATTGCAATCCCCACGGCTTTATTTAAGGCGGGCGCGGGCTTCGTATTTAGCGGTAGAATTGATTTTGCAATAAATATTGACCTTCCGGCAACTGGTGCACTTTTTGATTTCTCCGATGCGAATATTGCAAATAATGAATCGCTAGAGGTTGAGGGTTCGAGGATTACTAGAGAGGGTGCTATAAATACGGCTGACACTACAATTCATCCAAATATAAATGAGAAGTCAGTAAAATGTCTATGGTTTGGAAATGTTGGAATACCGAACACAATTAAATATATAAAGGCAAATTGTACTACTGAAATAACAACGCCTATATCATCAGCGGGGGTTTACTACCCATTACTAGGAACTTTCACTGTAGAAACAGAATCACATTTTGACATGCCTGTTAATGGTGAGTTTAGATTATTATCAGGAAATGGCACTTATCAAATTGCGGGGGATCTAGTGATTGACGGTGGTGCTAATGATGTGATTGATATGAGAGTGACAAAGAGTAGTGACGGGGGGGCAACATGGCCCACTGAAATAACTCATATAAGAAGACAGGTCAATAGTTTTGTGGGTGGTCGTGATGTCGCATTCTTCCCAGTGAATTTTATTTCTACCTTAGTCGCCGGTGATAGGGTAAGGCTTGAGATTGAGAACGTTGATGATTCCACTAATGTTACTATGGAGCTTGACAGCTATTTTATAATTACTGCCATATAATAAGATACGTATAATTAACTAAAATCAAGGAATAAGAATGTCGTTACCAGATGATTATGAAATTATTACAACAACAAGCACGGACGCAACTGTAAAAGTTTATGTTCCTTGGACTTTTGACGGCGTTGACGAGTTGAATGTTTGGTATCAAAATACTATTACCGGTATTGTCTATTACTTGGGGAATGGCGATTTTATTGTAACTACCGATGAAGATGGTGGTGGTGTATTCGTTTTAATTGAAAATACTCAAGGTGCCGAAGCAATTGATATTTCTATTGCCCGGCAAACTCCAAAAACTCAAACTTACTCTTTAAATGAAGCCGAAGCATTAAACCCGACTGCATTAATCGAAGCCCTTGACAAAGCGATTAAATTATTGCAAGAAGTCGCTCTCGGTTATGATGATCAAAATATTACTTCTGTGAATCCTTTTGTTCACCCTGATAAAGTGACAAGAGCCGATAAAATAATGTCCTTCGACTCGAATGGTGATCCGCAATATGCTGCGCTAGATGAAGCCCTTCAAGATCCTATTGATTATGCAACTGAATGGGCGGTAAAAGCCGAAGATATTTTAATCTCAATCGCTGCGGGTGGTGATGGTGCAACTGATTATTCTAGTTTGCATCATGCCGCAAAGTCTGCCGCAAGTGCTGCCGCTGCCTTAATCTCTCAAAATGCTGCTAATGCCTCGGCCGTTGCTGCTCTTGCCTCTGAGGAAAAAGCAATGGATTGGGCTGAGGAAGATGAAGATACAGAAGTTGAAACAGGTCAATACTCCGCAAAGCATTGGGCGGCAAAGGCACAGAATAGTGCAAACCCTGGTCTAAGCTCTAGTTTTAATCATCGCTTCTCAACAACTACAACTGAAGCTGACCCAGGTTCAGCAAGGATTAGATATAATAATTCTGATCCGGCACTTGCTACAAAAATGTTTGTATCTACAAATACCGACGACGGAATTGATTTATCAAATATAATTCCATTGTATCAAAAAGGTCTGCCGATGTATCATCAAACACAGAATGATGCATCTGAATTTATAACTGGGGTGCTAACTGCTGATGCTATAGATAATGGCGGGTGGTTTACTCTGGAATTCTCGGTCACTAGCTCAGGTACATTACCGGCGAATAATGAAAAATTAACAACATTCCTTTCATCATCGGGTGGCGCAGGGGGAGGTATTCTTCCAAGTGCCAATGCAACTAAGACAGCAGACTACACGGTTTTAGTAGGTGATGTAGGCACAAGAA